GGTGCAAACCTCACGTTTTGTCAACATAAAAAAAGGGGGTCCCCATATACCCTGCCCCGACCCGACGCGCGAAATGCCAGCGCGGCAGGGTACCTTGGCGCGGGCGCGTCGCAGATTGCCCATTGCTGGCGCTAGAACGCCCACACAAAGCGCACAATTGTTCGGGTAGTAGGTAGGTACCGCGCAAAAGAAAAGACCGCCAGCGGCGGTCTTTTGCATTTTGTGGCTTGGCGACTATCGACGCAATGCGTCGCGCCGCGCGTTGAAATATTCAAAGGTCTGATCATCGAGACCTGCCCATATCGACGTGACGCCGCGACGGTTTTCAGGATAAAGCGCAACGCCACCGGCAACCGTAGTCGTGATCTCCCGTGGGATTTCATAGCCATTCAGATCATGGCCACCATTGCTTGAACCGTACCGGTGACCATATGCCTGTTGCGTATGTGTGATCACGGCTTGATCACCATGCGTGTTGCGCCATTCAGAGACCCGCGCGCGGATTGTGTCAGCTGTCCAGCCGGTGCGCGCGCTGATATCAGACACATGCGCGCCACCGTCGCGGCGACACATTGCCCACATAACAGCCAGACGCGAACCAGCGCGGTGCGGCATTTCAGGCGTAGCGACGGTGGTAGTAGCAGGCGACACATAGTCCAGACGGTGCTGGTCACTGTACCGGAACAGGCTGTCGATCAGCAGGCACCATGCTTCAAGCTTTTCAATATCCAGCGTCGCCTGATGCTGGCGGAATTCGACGGTACCAATGCGTGACCATGTTTGCATGTTTATCGCGCCGAATTTACCGCCAAGCGTCTCTGCCATGCGCGTGGCATTGTCGGCACGCTCGAATTGATCAGCTGCATGGCCGCGAAATGCCACATGGCGAATGGAGCGGCAAAAACGGCTGGCGTTGCCACCGTCGCGACGCGATGGCGCAACAATGGCGTCAATCTTGCTTTGGTGTTCGGCATAGCGTTGGATAACGTCGCGAACCAGCGCCAGCGGCATTACGTCGGTCATATCTGGCGCGCGATAGTAGCAACGATTGCGGCCAGTCGGCGTGAATGCCGCTTTTGAAGCTTCCCAAAAATCAACTGGCGACATGTTTTTCACCATACGGTTGCCGACATGAATATGCAGCCCGCAACCACTTTTAACAACACGGCCACCCTGTAGTTCGATAAATGCCAACAGGCGTTCAATATCGTCTCTGGCACCACCGGCAAAATGCAGTGGGAACGGTGGCAGGACGAATTCGCAATCGACATTCGGGCTGGCGTCACGTTTCGCTTCAACCCATGAAAAGCCGGAATTATCCAAAACACGCTGCCAGTCTGATACGCTGGCGCGGTTGCCAGTGGCATTGTGGATCTCGATTTCAGCGCCGCCAGTAAGATACACATTGTTTTCGATCATGTTAGTCATCTGTTTTTACTCACTTTTTTGGTTGATGTGTGGGCATAGCTTCGCCCCTCACCTCTAAATATAGTGGCTTATGCAGTGATTGCAAGAACAATTGAACACCTTTTATATATAAAAAACGATTTTTCTTCTAACGCATTGAAAACATTAACAAATTGGGCTCATAAAAATTGAGCCATTTTGGCCGGGATATGGGCCGGGCCGGGCCGGGATATGCGAACAATTGTTCGGGTTTCAATCCAGACCTATGTCCTAGATCTAGTGCCATATGATACCGATAATCTAAATCCCGATCCCCGATCCCGATTTCCCGATCCCGATTTCCCGATTGCAACCCCCGAAACCCGAACAATTCTACGGGTTCCGAGCTAGACAAAGAAAAACCCCGCAGCCCGTAGACTGCGGGGGATCAGCCAATCACAACTTATGGCCGATTATCTTGATCTCATTAACACTACTCCGAGCCCGATGGTCATAACCCCGATATACATGAGACCGGCGTGTATCCAGAACGCTGCCTCGTCTATCGGCTCCATCCCGGTGAGCAGTACAAGCATCAGCATCCCGATGCTTGCAAACCCAAATCCCAACTTTCTCATTCTACCCTCCAATAAGGTGGGGCGCTTTTCTGTCCTCACTTGCGGTGCGCCCCTAGACCTCCGTGAGTAAGCTGGCTTCCTGTACCGCTTCACCACGCCTTGTTCAGGCGATGAGCTAGGCTGTCGTACCGCAACAAGCCGCCAGCGGCTGTTGTCTTCCTGTCCTTTATTGCAAACATTGCGACCCTGGTCAACAACAAAAAGCACTTTTCTTTATTTTTTTTTGGGTACGTCGTCCCAATTCCAACATTGCCGCTACCTGTCGTAACAACACCACTGGAATACAAGACACAGCTGTCGGGCAAAGAAACACGAACAATTGTACGGGTTTCGCTGCGGGCTCATAAGTTCGGCACAAAAAAAACCGGGAGCAGAAGCTCCCGGCTTATCCCGAACAATTTCCACACATCACTCAACGTAGTCCTTCCATGACTCATCCAAAGCTTTCCACAGCGGTTCTTCATCAAGCCCGAAGTCCCGATACCCCTGAAGGATTGTATCAAAGTAAACTTCACTTGGGGGCATGACCCGATTGCTATTCATCCGATAAGTCATCATCCCAAGGATGTCCTCCTTGCGATAAAGGTGAGGATATCCCTCGTATCTGTCGAGCGCCTGCTCATCCGGTTTTGTGATTTTCCACATTCCGACAGGTAAAACGCTGCCCTCGTGTGGCTCGATGTCAGCTACACCCCGAAAGACGAGCCGCCAGTTTTCGATGTAAAAGCTCCCTATTGAAGTAGCAAACGGCGTTCTAGACGCCATTTGCTGCTTGTTCAAATTGGAGCCGTAAGCAAAATATTTTATTGCCATTTGTAGACAACCTCCTCGCCTACAATGTAGGCATACATATTGACGACCTTTTCTGGGTTGCTGAGATCAGTTGTCACCTCGCCGAAGTTATCTTCTTCATATTCCTTGACGATGCGAATGATCTCGAAAGCCTTGTCACCCATCCACTGCTCGGCCTTGTATGTGCCGATAATAAAGTAGTCCATGTTGAAGGCGTGGTGATGCCAGTCGTCTTTGTTGTTCCGCAGCCATTCCATGTCTTGATCATTCATCCAATCAATGAAAGTCTGCTCAATTTCTGCGTATTTGTAGAAGTCTGAGTTAGCCATGACGGCCTCCCTTAGTTGGTTGATACATTATATATAGGCAATCATTGCAACACTGTCAACAAGAAAAAGCAGAGAAAAGTATCAAACGATACTTTTTCTGCGTATCGAGAGCAGTGGCAATGTTGGCATTGGAACCACGAACAATTGTACGGGTTTGAAGAAACAACCCCCGGAGGAGGAAATTCCGGGGGCTGCCTCTCTAGACAAGGAGGTTGATCCGAAGATCCGAGCCCCGAACCCGAACAATTGTACCGAGAGCCCGATCCCCCGAAAGACCCGGCCACTTGTCGCACCGAGCAGCCGGGCAAGTTGGGAGGATGCCCCGATCATCTCCCGATCTAAGGCCCGATGTCAACCCGATGCCCCCGACCCCGATGGCCCGATGGCCCCGATCCCGAACAATTCTACGCCCCCGACCCCGAATCGACGGCTGCGGCGGAGCTTCAACCCCGCCCGAACCCCCCGCACGGGGCGATCATTGGGAAATAGTGGGAATCTCGCTATCTTCGTCTATATCTTGTGGGTCATGTTCAATAACCACAGGATTTAGTGTGACATTTTCCATTCTGCTCTCTGCAAGTCTACGGAACTCCTCAAGTTTTTCGGTGATTTGTTCCTTTGTTGCTGCTGTGATGTCCTCCTTCACAACATGCTGCTTGTTGATGAGTAGTCCCGCTGCCTTCAGGCGCAACTCTTCCGCCCTGATAGCTTCGCTGAGTTTTCCTGATTTCCAAGCCTCGTCTCTGATTTGCTTTAGGTCTCGGATAGATTTATCCACAGTCACCCCAAAACGGGCCTGTGCCTCTAGCCTCATTTCTTGCAGGCGCTCTGCCACTACATTGTTACGCAACAGCCTTACTGCGGACACTGAGGCGTTTTTATAGCCTGCTTGTCTTGCTGCTTCACCTGCTGCTCTGGTTATTGCTGCTTGCTCATAAGCCGATGCCATTAGATTACCAACTGCACCTTTAGTTTTTTGCATAATTAAATCTCTTTCATTACGCAAAATAGTTAAATCTTCACTAAGGTTTTTTAAGGATTCATTTAAGAATACATTACCATCAAGCAATGCACCTGATGCAGCTCCTGCTGCAATATCAGTAGCAATCGTTTCTTTAGCTTTACGCATACGCAAAATTTCTTCTTGAGCAAGTCTTAATCGTTCTTGTTCATTTTCAATCTGTAATTGAGTTTTTTTCATCTCAGCTTGTTTTAAACTTTCTCTAGCTTGGCGTTCTGCTAAATTGGCTTGAT